TGCTTGGTTATGACTGAATACATTTGCTCTGTCTCTGGGATTATGGTATCAGTATAAGTCATTTTTATTCCCTCCTTTACATTGGAGAAAGTCGCTCCTTTTTCTTGACTAAAGAGATAAACTGAAAGCCCATAGACATCAATTATTGCACGCTTATCAGCATCCAATTCTTCAAAAAGCATCAGCTCCTTTGTAGGGAAACTCATTGCGTTCCATTGGACATCAGCTTCTGTTATAATAATCTCATCCTTTGAGCGTGCATACCAATCATTTCTTATGTCTCTTTTTTCTTCTGGAGTCAATGGAAGAGCTCCTCCAATGTCGCTGTTTTTTGCTGAGAGAATACCAATCGAACCGATATTTTCCAGAAGGACATTTCGCTTATTATATTGGGCTCTGATGTTTGAAAGAGGGAATTTCAGAGACTCAATTCTTGATGAGGGATTAACTAGATTGACCCCATCTGTGGTAATCAAATAAACCAGCTCATCCAGAGAGAAATCTTCTGTTGTGTCATCAGAGTAACACAACCTCACTTTTTCAATCCATCCATCAGCATCCATCTGCTTAATTTTAGAACCGGTTGTATAAACTTTCATTTTGTTTGATGGAAGAGGAACCATCAGATTGACAATCCCGAATGAACGCTTTGGCGCATAGGCAAACGAGATAGAAAAGAGCGCATCATTCACTGATAAAGAATAGATTACATCGGACCAGCTCTGGATTGGATTAGGGCTGTTGATGAGGTCATAAATCCAGTGTTTCTCAACTACATTTCCAGAGGCATCGTATAAGATTGGAACTGCGCTGGACATCATTGTTGCTCTTCTATCAATGACAGCTCTCAGCTCTGGAATCTCTATGTAATGTTCATAGGCTTTGTAAGTATCAATCCAAACTGCTTGCTTGGTTCCAATGAGATTTGCTGCTGGAACATTATGTCCTCCGAACTGGTTAATGTATCTCTGGTTATACTGGTCCCCATCAACCCCAAAGAAATAAGATAAAAAATTATTAGCCATAATGAATGTTGTTTGATTCCAAAATTACAATATATTTGCATTACTAAATCATAGAAAATGAAAAAAGCATTTAATTCATATTCGCTTAAGGGTCATAATCTTGAAATCAAAGACTTTGATGCTGGCAGCAGAAAGGTTGCAATCTATCTGTCAAAGTTTAATGAGATTGACTCTGACAATGATTTGATTATGAAAGGGGCCTTTAAAAAATCAATTGAAGAGAGAGGCCCATCTTCATCTTCTAACAGACAAATTGCATTCTTGCGTCACCACAACTGGGAGAAACAGATTGGTAAATTTGTGGAATTAGCTGAGGACAATGAGGGCCTTTTTGCAGTCGGAAGATTGGGAACCTCAACGATGGGAGAGGACGCATTAAGAGATTATGCTGATGGGATAATCAAGGAGCATTCGATTGGATTCCAATACATCCCAGACAAGATTAAATTTATCGAAGATAACTCAATGGAAACTGGAGGATTCTTCCAGATAGCTGAGGTTAAACTTTGGGAGGGCTCAGCTGTGACTTTTGGCGCAAATGGGAACACTGGAGTTGTCGATGTTTCAAAATCATTAAATAGAGTTGAGAGAGCCGTTGAGCTCAGTCAAGAAATAGATATTATTACTAAAGCAATAGTGACTGGAAAGGGCTCAGATGAGAGACTGTTCGAACTGGAGATGAGGTTAAAATTTTTAAATGCAAGGATGCTGGAATTGGCAAGCACTGAACCGATTGTTAAAAATCATTCAGCCGTAATCCCAGAACAGAAATCAGCATTTAATTGGGAAGAAGTGTTTAATAAATTGTAAAACAAAAAAATCAAAAAGATGGAAATGACTCCAGAACAAGTGATTGAAAAAATGAATTCAATCATTGCAGAAAAAACAAACGGCTTCGCTAAGTCGGACGAAATCAACGGATTGAAAGAGGATTTAGCTTTGCTAAAAACTAGCGTTGAAAGTACAGAATCAACAGATGCAATCAAATCTGAGATTGCGAAGTTAGATGGGCAAATTGCAGCTCTAAAAGAAAGCAATGAAAAAGTAACTGCTAGCAAGAAATCTTTTGGAGAGACTATTGTGGATGCCTTCACAAAAAACCTTGATGCTATCAAATCGATTGCAGAAAAGGGAGGAATGATGAAGTTGGATGTCAAAGCAGATACTATGACAATCAATGCGAACTACTCTGGAGGAACAGTTGGTTTATCTGACTTAGAGACTGGATTAACACGCATCCAAAGACGTCGTTCTTTTATGCGTTCTTTAATGAATGTGAGAGGGACTAGTTCTAAATTTGTCACTTGGATTGAGCAAGCGAACCCAGATGGGGATGCTGGAATGACTGCTGAGGGGGCTTTAAAGAATCAAATTGATTTTGATTTAGTTGAGCGTTCTGAGAGAGTGAAAAAAGTAACTGCATTCATCAAAGTTTCTAAGGAAATGATTGCAGATATTCCATTTATGCAAGGCGAAATCAATGGAGAATTGATGGAGTTAGTTGATTTGAAATTGGATGAGCAATTATTGACTGGAGATAATCTTGGAGAGAATTTAAATGGGGTGTTGAACTCAGCACAACCATTCACTCCAGCAGTTCAGTTCGTTGCTTCGGTTCCTTTCGCTAATAACTCAGATGTATTGAGAGTTGCTATTGCTCAGATTGCTTCGGCAAATTTCCAAGCTGATTATATCGTATTGCATCCAGAGGATGTTGCTGCAATGGAGTTGGCTAAGAGCTCAACTGGAGAATATGTTTATCCAATGTATTTTGTAGCTGCTGATGGAACTACCAGAGTTAAAGGTATTCCAGTTATTGAGAACACTGGAGTTGCAACTGGGACATATTTAGTTGGAGATTTCACTAAGGCGAATTTAAGAGTTCGTGAAGAAATGAACATCCAAGTTGGATATGTGAATGATGACTTCACTAAAAACTTAATGACTGTTCTTTGTGAGCTTAGAGCTGTGGCTTATGTGAAAAATAACCACGTTAATGCATTCGTTCAAGGGACATTTGCGACTGATATTGCAACTATTTTATTACCATAATAATTAGAGCCCTTAGGGGCTTTGATTTAAATCTTTATCAGATGGCTGGAAAGAAAAAAACAGCAGCTCCAGAGGCTGCATTGGAAGCAAAGAAAGTCTATGAGGTCATATCTTTGACTGATAGTAATGGATTTGTTCTGGAGGCAGTTTATAGAGTCTCTGGAGTGGTTGCAGAAGCGTTGATAAATAAAGGATTAGTGAAATTAAAATAAAAGGAAACGATGGTTCAAGTTACTGACTTCTTAAATTTTGGCAAGTACGAGTTGAGCTCTGGTGTTTATGACCAGAACCGACTTGCTGATTATATTACCAGATACGAAAGACAGTATTTGATTGAGCTTTTTGGTGCTAATTTATACACCGAATATTTAGCTCAACTGGATATGCTTGGAGCATCAACAGAACAGAGGTTTATTGAGCTTGAGTTACCTTTTGCAATGGACATTTCACTGTTCAATATTATTGGCACAACTGGGAGCAACTATGGAGCTAACGGACAAAGAGTTATTATCTCAAATGGGATTAATGAGATGCTGATGGGATTCATTTATTTTGAATACTTAAAAGACAGTATTTCTGTAACGACTCCAGTTGGAGTTGTGCAACCATTTGGAGAGAACTCCAAAACTCCTAACACGCTTCACATCCAGATTTATACTCGGTACAATGAAGCAGTTCGGACGTACAGAGCTATTCAAGACAGAATTGTTGCGAACCCAAACGACTTGGATTATTCTCAGTCGAATGGAGTTTCAAAAATGTTAACAAGTTGGTTATGATTACTGAGGTTTCACAGCTTATAAGTCAATTGGTTTCTGAAATGGAGACAACTATCTCTGGGGATTATAACATCCTAGACCAGCGAACAGACATCTGTTCAACTAAATGGTTACGAGAGGGAAGAGTTGTCACAACAGACCAACCAGAGAGTTATACGATTATGGACTTAGAACCAGACCAATGGGCCATTGGAGAACCGATTGTGGACCCACTCTCAGTTATGGAGGGGGTCATTCAGTTACCAGTCCCAACATTTATGTTCGGAACTAAACTAGCAACAAATCTGGAGTGGACAAAAATGTCCAATGATGTAAAAACAAAAACACCAATTATCTGGCTGCTGGAAACGACCAGAGAGAAAGTCTTTGGAAGAGGAGACTCCAGAGAGAGAGAGTTCGAGATTCGAATGTATTTCTTGGATGAGACCAACATCAAGGATTATGCAACAAAGGACCATAGGGAGCAAGTGGTAAGGCCAATGCAGCAACTGGTTCTGGAGTTCATAGAGACAATTAAACGGTCCAGAGTATATCAAACTATTGAAGAATATGAGATGTATGCATTTAGCCGTTTTGGGGTCCAGAAAGATAATGGAATGTTTCAAAACATCTTGGATGCGAATCTGTCTGGGGTTGAGCTGCGCTTGACTCTGACTAAATTCAAAGAAAATTGTAAATGTTAAATTTTTTAAAAATAAGAAACTATGTCGTTAGGATGTAATTGTGAAGCTGGTTTATCCAACACTGGAAGACCAAACTGTATTCCGATTCAATCGGTTACATCAACGCTTATTATGGTCCCTTTGAGAGGTCAAAATGGAGTGTTGAATTTTATTGATTTAAATGCTGTGCTGCCAGTATGGAACAACCTTGTGAATGAAGCTGATGCCTCATTACGTTGGTTTCCATTGCCACAATTTGAGAATGTAGAATTGCCAAAAGCAGATTCTCAATTCGAAGAGGCAAACTCTGGAAGAATGGTATTTTTGCGCCAAGGCAAGCGTTCATTCGCTGGAGAGCTTTGGGCTGAGGATTCCTCTCCAACATTGCTTGGGAAATTGCAAGGAAATCGTTGCGTTGATTTCGGTGTTTACATCGTTGACGTTAATGGAAACCTTGTAGGTTCAGAGGTAAATGGGGGGTTATATCCAATCCCAGTTGACAATCCTTCTTTTGACCCAAAATATGGGTTTGCAACGGACTCAACAACATCAAAAATTATGGTTGCATTTGACTTCCAGAGATTGTTTGATGAGGGAACAATGTATATGATTACAGCTGAGGAGGCTGGCATCAATTTTAACACTCTTGAGGGGTTGATTGATGTAAACTTCCTTAACTCAATCGTAACTGCAACAGATGTCACGTTTGATGCTGCGTTGGATTATGGAACTGCAATCAACAAAATCAAGTTTAAAGGAGCTGTCTTAGTTGACTTCACTTTGACTGGAAATGGATTGCCAGTTGTGATTTCTGCTGTGGTTGAGAACACTGATGGAAACTATACAGTTTCTTACACTGCGACAACTGGAGATGCAATGGTTCTGACTTTGAACAAAGATGGTTACATCGGTTCAACTTCATTTACAGCATTGTAATCTGAGGAGTAAAAAATGATTTTCCAGAGAGGAAAGATTGGGATTAATTTAAATGTATTAATC